ATGCCAGGGACGGCGCTCGGACTACGTTCCAAGTATTCGATGAAACGCACAGGTTAACCAGTTCGCGATTAAAGCGGGCGCACAGAACGATGCTAGCAAATTTGCCTAAAAGATATTTAGCGGATGCTTGGGCGCTAGAAATTACAACGGCTCCGGCTCCGGGTTTGGGTTCGGTCGCTGAGTCTACCTTTGATTATGCGCGGCATGTAGCAGGGGGGAAAATAGATGATCCGCGACTCTTTTTTTTCCATCGGGAGGCCTCCGATAAACACGATTTAAAGACAAAAGAGGGAATCCGAGAGGCCGTAATAGAGGCCTCCGGTCCGGTCGCTGCGTGGTCGGATATCGAGGGGATTTGTCTACAATGGCAAGATCCGACTACAGATAAAACCTATCTGGAGCGAGTCTGGCTTAACCGTTTAGTGCGCGCTTCGGAGCGCGCTTTTGATGTGCAAAAATGGGATAAACTCGCGGATCCTGATTATGTTATCCCAGAGGGGGCCTTAATTGCGGCGGGGTTTGACGGGGCCAGATGGCACGACTCAACGGCGCTAGTTATAACGGAGATCGCAACGGGTTATCAAGCGTTAATCGGGCTCTGGGAATCTCCAGAGATAGAATCGGCGGAGGGGTGGGAAGTTCCCGCGGGGGAGGTTGATCAAGTTGTTAAATCCATGTTTGAGCGCTGGCAAGTATGGCGGTTTTATTGCGATCCGCCATATTGGGAGTCAATGGTTGCGGAATGGGCGGGGCGTTATGGCGAAAAGCGCGTTTTGGAGTGGTGGACAAACCGCGTTAAAGCAATGGCTTACGCGATCCGGGGGTTTAATACCGCGATAAACTCCGGGGAGATTTTGCAGGATGGCTCCGCGGATTATAGGCGGCATATTGGGAACGCGGTTAAAAAAGTTTTAAAGCTCCGAGATGAGGAGGGAATCCCGTTATTTACAATTTATAAGGAGAGGCCAGACTCCCCGCATAAAATAGATGCGGCAATGGCGGGGATCCTATCATGGGAGGCCAGAACGGACGCGCAAAGCGCGGGCATAGGGCAAAAGTCAGATAGTATTTATGAGAGTCGCGGTCTAATGTCGGTATAATGGAATCATATGTCAAATAAATTTAACGTAATCCTGGCGGATCCTCCCTGGCGTTTTGAGGTCTGGAATCAGGAGAGCGGGGGCGGGCGCTCTCCTGAGGCGCATTATCCAACCATGAGTCATGAGGATATTTGTAATTTACCTGTTAAGCAATTTGCGGCGGAAAATTGCGCGCTTTTTTTGTGGGCGATCTGGCCGCGTATATTTGACGCAAAACAGGTTATTGAGTCATGGGGTTTTGATTATCGCTCCCTGGCGTGGATCTGGATCAAGGCGAATCGCTCTGGGTTTGGTTTCTTTACGGGACTCGGATATTACACGCGGGCCAATTCTGAACCGTGTTTATTAGCGATTCGGGGGTCGCTGCCAGTGGCGACTCATGATATCCAGGCGTTGATATATTCTCCGGTGCGGGCTCATTCTAAAAAACCGGATGATCAGTATCGCAAAATTGAGGCGCTCTATCCGGGCGCGGATTATTTGGAGCTATTCGCGCGGCGGAGGCGGTCCGGTTGGGCGGCGTGGGGGAATGAGGTCCCGAGCGATATTAAAATGAGGGTTGAGGCGCAATGATGCGAATATTTAAACCTTATCCAGTTTTGCGGGAATCTTTGGTCAATCTAAAATCAGGAATCGTGTTTAGGGGCGTTATCTGGAAGGACTCCCGCGGTTTTTTGATCTTGCGGAACGCGCTATTAATCCAGGATCAGAATCGACAAAAGGCGGATCCGCGGGCGGTCGATGGTGAAATTTTGATCTATAAATCAGAGGTCGATTTTTTGCAATTGTTATAATTTAGAGGTGAGGTTTTCGATATGGCGATAATACAATCTTTTGGAGAAATGGAGCAATTGACTCCGGCGTGGTATCAAGGGCGGCGTTATAGTTCTATCCGCTTATATAATCAGATCAATTACGAATATTACACGCTATATCGAGTCCAGCCCAACGTTAGAACATGTGTGGATTTTATCGCCCGCAATATTGCTCAATTGAATTTAAATCAGTTTCAGCGGGTCAGTGATACGGATCGGGTCCGGTTAACTGATTTTGGTATGACGCGGGTCATTAATCGCCCTTTGCCTTCAAGATATAAAACGACTCGCTATCGCATGTTTGAGTCGGTTATGTCGGATTTAGGGATTTATTTAAACGCATATTTATTAAAGATCCGAGATGATCAGGGGCGGGTTATCGGCCTTTTGCGGATCCCTCCTCAATATATTTATCCTGAGGGCGGACTCGTGGTCAAAAATTACGTGTTATCTGTTGGGGGCTATAAAAACGACATTGATCCAGATGATTTAATTCACTTTCGCGGTTATAACCCAGAGAATACCACAGAGGGACTCTCTCCGCTGGAAACATTGCGGCGGGTTTTAGCGGAGGAGGACTCCGCGGGCCGTTATCGGGAGGAATCCTGGCAAAACAAAGCGCGGATGGCTGGATTTATTGAGAGGCCTTTGGAGGCTCCAGAGTGGAGTCCAACGGCGCGCGGGCGCTTTCTCCAGGAGTTTAACGATTTATACGCGGGGGAGGGGGCGGGCAATAGCGGTAAAACCGCGGTGCTAGAAGAGGGGATGAAATGGGTTAATGCGAGTTATAGCGCGCGGGAGGCGGAATACTTGGGAGGGCGCAAGCTCACGCGGGAGGAGTGCGCGCGGGCGTATCATATCCCGCTGCCAATGGTGGGTATATTAGATCATGCAACATTAACCAACGTGCGGGAGCAACATAAACAGTTATATCAAGATTGTTTGGGGCCGTGGTTAAAATCCCTTGAGGAGGATTTCGATTTACAATTGCTCCCAGAGTTTGCAGGGGAGGCGGATATAGATTTAATCTATAGTGAGTTTAACATCATGCAAAAGCTCGCGGGAGATTTTGAGGAGCAGGTTAAATCCCTGCAATCCGCCATAGGCCGTCCGTATATGACAGCAAATGAGGGGCGCGCAAGGATGAATCTCCCCGCGTTGGGCGGGGATGCTGACTCCCTGGTTACTCCCCTTAATGTTATTGCGGGCGGGCAAGCCTCCCCGCGGGATAGCGCTCCCAAAGCGGGGAGCGGTGGCCAGGATAGACAAAAGAGTCTATCCCAAAAGGGCTACAGTTCGCATAATCAGGAGATGAGAGAGCGTTATCAGGAGAAATGGATTCAGGTTCTGTCAGGCCATTATAGGCGGCAAGAGCGCGCAATTATTAGCCGAATCAATCCGGCGCTTAAACGTCAAAAAATAGATTTAGGCGGGGTTTGGTGGGATTCGGAGCGCTGGAATCAGGAGTTAAAAGAGGATTTAATCAAGCTGAATCTATTAACGGCTCTGGCGTGGGCGGATCTCATTTTTGAGCAGATCGGAGAGAGGCCGCGGGATATGGCTGCGTTTGAGGCGCGCATGATTCCGTATATCGAGAATCATGCAGGGATCCAGGCGGAAGGGATTAACCGGGAAACTGCGAGTCAGGTTGAGGCGGCGCTTAAAGATCCTGAACCGCTGGAACAGGTCCAGCATGTTTTTAATTTAGCGCTCACGAGTCGAGTTATTCAGCAAGCTATCAGCGCGTTAACATCTATTGCCAATTTTGGCGCGTTTGAGGCGGCGCGCTCTCGCAATCTATCGGCTAAAACCTGGCGCGTTAACTCTGGAAATCCGAGGGAATCTCATGCAGATTTAGACGGAGTCACGGTAGGAATCCGGGAAAATTTTCCAAACGGTATGAGATGGCCAGGAGATCCGGCGGGGGGTGCGGATGAGTTGGCGGGCTGTCTCTGTTCTGTGGAGTTCTCATAATGTCACGTTATATTATTTGCGGCGCTCCCTGTGCGGGGAAAAGCACGTTCGTTAGAGAGCGCTTTAAACCTGGGGATCTGATTTATGATTATGACTCGCTCCATACGGCGCTTTCAGGATGCGAGTCGCACGAACATTTAAACGCGATTCGGCCTTATGTTATCGCGGCGCGGGATGCGATTTTTAACCAGTTGGAGTCTCATACAAAAATCGGGGCGTGGGTCATAACGTCAAGCTCTCAGGTTAAGGTTATCGAGTGGTTAGCAGATCGATTCCAGGCGGAAATTATATATTTATCAGTAGACGAGTCAGAGGCTCATAGGCGGGCGGAGGTTGATAAACGTCCGGAATCATGGCATGATTATATAAACAGTTGGTTTCAGCGGTCCGATATAAATCAGGATTTTATAGACTCATATGGTCAAAAAAAAGCGAGGTCTAACATGACAAAAAAAGTTTATACCGCTCCCCTCACGTTTAAACAGGATGGGGAACCGGGCGAATTTAAAGCGGTTTTTGCGACTCTCAACGTTAAGGATCTTGACGGGGATGTCACGATTCCCGGCGCGTTTTCGGATGGTCAGGCCGTAATCATCGAACCGTGGAATCATGGGTATGAGTTACCCGCGGGGCATGGGAAAATTTACGCGAATAATGAGTCAGCGTGGATTGAGGGCCGTTTTATCCTGGACACAGAGACGGGGCGCGAAAATTACCAAACGGTTAAAGCGCTCGGTGATTTGGTTCAGTGGTCCTATACGTTTAACGTATTGGATCAGGGTCCGGGAGATTTTGAGGGAGAGCAGGTTAATTTTTTGCGCGCTCTGGATACTATCGGAGTCGCTCCAGTTACCAGGGGCGCGGGACTCAATACTCGGACTCTGGCGATCAAGAGCAAAAAAACCGCGATTCCGTCTCATGACACAGAGACAACGGACTCGGCGTGGGATGGTCCAGAAATGGAAACACGAGTCCGGGGCGGTGATGATCTCGCGTATTATGCGCGGGTTTACGCGTGGCGAGATCCCGAAGGGGAAGAGGGCGTTAAATCTACCTATCGTTTTATACATCATATGATCGGAGAGGACGGGAGTCCGGGCGCGGCCAACGTGCGCGCTTGTCAAACGGGAATCGGGGTGCTAAACGGGGCGCGGGGCGGGACTACCATCCCAGAGGGAGAGCGGGAGGGGGTATATAATCATCTTGCGAATCATCTGGAGTCGGCGGGTTTAGAGGCTCCAGAGTTAAAATCATTATCAGAGTTAGAGAATCAAGATTCGGCGGAAACCGATCCAGACGAGTCTAAAAAGTCGAGGGAGTCGCTCTTAGCCGATATTGATATTTTAGAGGCGTATATCATCGCCAACGGCATTAAAACGGAGGTTTAGAAATGAGTAAGCAGTTAAAATCCGAGATTTTGAAAAATGAGATCGCTCAAAAATGGGCCGATCTCAAAGCGATTCGCGATCTGGTTGTTTCAGAGGAGCGCGAATTTAGCCAAAAAGAGCGGGATCAGGTTGAGTCGACTCTGGATCAGGTGCGAGAGATTGAGATTCAGATAGAAAAGGAGCGCAAGGAGGAGAGTCTTCATAAACAGATTGATCATTTTGATCAAATTTTCTCCCAACAAAAAGAGCGCAAGAGCGGGGAAGCTGCCAAAGGGAAACCGGGCGGCTCTCTGGGGGCGGCTTTCGTGGACTCTCCCGAGTGGGGCGCGTTTGTGAGTCAGTATGGCCAGGGCGGGCGCTTTCCCGAGCGGGCGCGCATTGACTCGCCTCCCGTCAAGGCCTCCGCGCTCCTCAAAAAAGCGATCCGGCGCAAGGATCTTATCACCGGGGCCAGTGATAGCAGCGCGGGCGCGTTCGTGGTCCCTGAAGACTCCGGGATCTATGAACCGCTCGGACGGTGGGCGCTCTCCCTGCGGGATCTGATTGATGTTCGACAAACGATGTCAGATACTGTCGAGTTTGTCCGACAATTGACTCAAATTACGCAAGCGATTCCGGTTCAGGAGGCCAATGTTACGGAGTATTCGGGCTCCTCTGGGGAGATCTCCGGGGAAAAGCCAGAAGGCGCAATGACGTTTGAGCGCGTCGCGGCGGTGGTTAAGACTCTCGCGGTCTGGATCCCGGCCACAAAGCGCGCATTATCGGATGCGGCTCAATTGCGCGGCTTGATCGACTCTGAATTGTTAGCGGATCTTGAGGAGGAGCTAGAGAATCAGCTATTAAACGGAGATGGAACCGGGGAGAATTTCACCGGACTCGCTAATACTGCAGGGACGTTAGTCCAGGCGTTTAATACGGATCTCGCGGCTACCGCGCGGATGGCCATCACCCATTTATTAATCAATGGGCGGCAAGTGCCAACGGCATATCTGTTTAATCCTCAGGATTGGGAGTCGTTTGATCTGCTCCAGGATACCAACGGGCGCTATTATTGGGGCGGGCCAGGGGCGCAAGGTCAAAGGACTCTGTGGGGCGTTCCAGTGGCGCAATCCTTCCTACAGACTCAGGGTACGGGTTGGCTGGCCAATTGGCGTAAAATGGTGCTATGGGATAAGGAGGAGGGCTCGATCAGTGTATCAGACTCTCATGAGGATTTCTTTATCCGGAATCTTGTCGCGATCCTGGGCGAGATGCGCGCGGCAATGGGCGTTATTCGTCCCTCTGCGTTTGTTGAGATTGATTTAACCAGCGGTAGTTAACCGTTGATGGGCCAGGAGGTTAACGTTCTATGTCGGAATTTCCAAGATGATCGAGTCATTCCGCGGTTTTCGCGGTATCTTGCGGATCTTCTGGGGTGGGATTTAACCTCCTGGCCTCGACCGGGCGCGGATGTGTATTATCTATCCGGCTATTTTGAGCATAATTTTATGATCAAGGATCTCCCGAAGGGCGCAAAAATCGCCGCGTATTTTACGCATAAAGAGGAGATGCCTCCGGGCAATGCCAAAGCGCGCATGTTTGATAGAGTCGCGGGTCTGGTAGATTTGCGAATTGCTACGGCGGGAATCTATGCGAGTCAGTTGCTCAATTTTGGGGCTACGGCACAGATAGCGCCTCCGGTTGAGCGCTCGCGGTTTACCATCCCCAAACGGGCAAAAAATAGGCGGTTAACCGCGGGTTTCAGTGGCTACACTTACGCGAATAAGCGCAAGGGCGAAAATTTAGCAAAAAGCGTTATTAACTCCCCAATTGGAAAAAAATTATCCTGGAAGGCCTCCGGGCGGGGGTGGCCAGTTCCAACGGTTAAATATCCGTGGCGTGATATGGCCGCGTTTTATCAGAGTCTCGATATCCTGGTTATAACTGCCACGGTTGAGGGGGTCCCGATGCCTCCGCTTGAGGCGCTCTCCTGTGGGGTTTCGGTCGTTATCCCGCGGGGCGTGGGCTTATTGGATGAATTACCCGAATCGGTGGGAGTCCATCGGTATAAACGGGGCTCCGCTGAGTCTCTGGTTATGGCGCTCTCGGAGGCGGTAGAATTGCGCTCTCAGGTTAAGCGGGAAGCGCTGCGAGAGATTACCGCTCCTTATACAATCGGGGCGTGGTGCGATCAGCACAGAGAGGCATTTAATGAGATATTTTTTAATTAGCTGCAGGATAGATGGTTTGATCTATATCAGCTGTAGGGGGGCGCTATGAAACGGGGTATATATTGCGTTGCTTTTGGGGATCCGGCGCGGGCCTGCGCGGTGCGCATGATAGAAACCGCGAAGCAGCATATACCAGAAATCCCGATTGCCTTTTGTGGGGATAAAAAAATCGGGCTTGAGGATCATTTTATTAAACAACCAGACTCGGACGTAGGCGGGCGGCGGGCTAAACTGAAAGCCTATGATTGAGCTCCTGGAGAATGGGAGGCCGTCTTATATCTGGACGTTGACACGGAGATAACGAGTCCAGATATAAAATTTTATTTTGATCTCATTGCGGATGGTTGGGAGTTTGTCATCTGTAAAGATCCGCATTTAATGGATACGCTCCACGCGTTTCGGCGCGCGAATAATCTCCGGGAGTTGGATGAAACCGCGAATCAAGTTTACACTCTGCATACGCTACAATATAACGGCGGAGTCTGGGCCTTCGGGCGGTCAGATCGCATTAAGCGCTTTTTTGATCGCTGGCAAGCGGAATGGGAAAAACACGCGCAAAGGGATCAGGGCGCGCTTATTCGCGCAATGTACCAGGAACCGTTAAGGGTTTATTTGCTCGGGAATCAGTGGAATTATTTCGAGAAGTACTCAAAGGGGTTAGAGTGTGCAGGTCTTAAACATTATCCAGGGCGGGCGCGGCGCTGGAAGGGACTCATACCGGGCCGAATTGACTCCCCGGTCGCGTGGCAAATTGTGGAACGGCAAAAGCGCGCAAGGCGGGGGAGATGACGACAAAAGCGGTCATAATCAGCGCGCAAAGGTCCGGCGGGCTTTTTTTGGCGGGCTGTTTATCTAATCATCCCGCGATTATCTGCCCTCGTGAGGAACCGTTTAAACGGGATGCGATCTGGCAAGAAAAGCTAAAATTAACGCATGGGGAGTTATTGGAATTTTTATTTAACCAGCCGTTTTATCTTGTTTCTGCCATCCGCTTAACCTATGATCAAGCGTTTAACCCAGAGATCCAGGATTTTATCCTTTCCAGGGGTGTTAAAATCATCCATTTAACGCGGGCTGTTTTGCCAACGGTCACAAGTACACTTTTGGCAAAAGATGAAATTAAGCGCGGGGTTGCGCGGCATTTTATACCGGGCATAACTCCAGATTTTGATGATATTGAGATTTTAGACTCTACTCCTGAGGAGGTTATAAACCGGATTAAACATCTGCTAAAACAACGGCGCAATTTTAACGAACGATTCGGAGTCGATCATTTTATAACCGAATATGAACGGATCACGGCGGGGGAGGGCGGCGCGATCCCGGAATCGGAGGCCGCGAGAATTTGCGGATTTTTGGGCATTTATCCGGCGCGCATGTTTGCCAGGAATCAGAAAATGCACAAAAGGCCAATAGAGAGTTATTATAAAAACTGGAGCGCTATTAAATCCGAGATTTTGCGGTGTTTCCCTGGTTTGCTATAATTTCTGTGTATAACCAGGCTAGCGCGGTTTGATTTCTGTCACGTTTAAATCGTGTTTTATCGATCGCAAAAAAGAGGCTATATGTCACGTAAAACCTTAAATCTGGGGTGCGGAAATTGGCTTATAGCGGGGGCCGTCAATCTCGACCGGGTAAAACATCGGCCAGAGGTTGACATAGTTCATGATCTTAATGATCTCCCCTGGCCGTTTGAGTCCGAGTCGTTTGATTTTATTGCGGCGCGGGCCGTTTTAGAACATTTACGGATTAATCTCCTGGAATCTGTTGGGGAATGTTGGCGGATATTGAGGCCAGGAGGCCAGTTATATTTAAAACTGCCTCTCTGGGGCCATAATAATACTTATATGGATCCGACTCATTATTGGGCCTTTGCAGTTGAGACTCCGTTTATATTCGATCCAGATACGGATTACGGGAAAAAATACGCTTTTTATACGGAAAAAAAATGGAAAATTATCAAGGGGCCGCGGGCGAATCGGGCGAAAAGCTCCCTGCATGTGACAATGGAGGTCCGAAAATGAGTCGGGGTATATTACTAATTGGGGAGCATGATCCCGCGGTTGAGTCTCGGGCCAAAAAAGCAAAAATCGTGTATAGCTGCGGGTCAGATTATCAGATCCCCTATGATAAAACCTTGATTTGTCAATCGGGGACTCGGATTCCGTGGGATCTCCTCCCGGCCGCGTGGAATTTTTTAAACCGTTGGGATTCGGCGGTCCCTCTGTGGGTTTATGGCAAAACGGCGGGGGATCTTGGCACGAAAAAAGAGCAGAAATTAACCAGGGAGATTATCCGGGATTTGCGAGTCCTCTTATATTCTCATGAGTTGCTCTTTGTGCGCAATAACGAATCCGGGCGGGCCTTGATTGAAACCTGGGTTAATGAGATGGGGCGCGGTCCAGATCAACGACTCGCATTTTTACGGGCCTATTATCAGGTAAAACCGCGACTCTGTGTCCTCCCGGTTTCCTGGTTGGCGGAAATTAAAGAGCGCGGATATCAGCGGTCTATCAGAGGGAATCATCCCCGGCTGAATCGGCGGACTCGCCGTCCGATGACACGAGTCGAGGTCGCTCCGGGCCAGTTTGTTAAGTGTCACGTGGGAGATGAGGAAAAAATCAAAAAAGCAAGAGCGCGAAAGGAGCGTTAAAATGCCAGTGATAAGAGATCGGTCAGAATGGCCATTAATTACCGATGAAAAAAACCGCCAACGGGGGAAGCTCATAAAAGTTGAGATCGCTCCGGGGCGATTTGTCAAGATGTATGAATCGGATGTTAAGGGCCTAAAAAAACCGCCTAAAAACAAAAAAGCGGATCCGGGTCAAAACAAGATTAAAAAACCAGGGGGCGACAAAAGCGCGGCGCAAGAGCAGCAAGCGGAGCAAGCGGAGGACTCGTTTGCTGAGATTCCCGGCGTGGGGCCTGCCACAGAGAGAGCGCTTAAGGAGCGCGGGATTTTAACTTTTGATGATCTCCGGGAGGCGGGCGAATTAGATTATTTAACCGCGGGCATTAATGCTAATATTGAAAAATGGAGAGTCTCTAATGGCTGATTTTGCGGCGCTTGCGGATGTTGAGGCGTTTTTAATCAGAGAGATAACAGAGGCGGCGGAGATCGCCTCCGTTAATCGCGCTCTCGCGGAGGCAAGCGCGGCAATCCGCAATTACACAAAGCAATACATCGGATTAGTTGAGGATGAAACGATAACGCTAGACTCCCGCGGGGGTTGGCGGGTCTATCTGCCAGAGTTGCCAGTTATCAGCGTCTCGGAGGTCATAGAGGACGGGGATTTACTCACGGCGGAGGATGATTATAAACTCGGAGAGGACGGGATTTTAACGCGGGTTGGTCAGGTTTGGGCCAGTGGGATTCAGATTCTAGAAATTTCCTATACTCACGGTTATGCTATCATCCCGGATGATATCGCGGGCGTATGTACGCGGGCCGCGGCTCGGGCTTTCCAGGCGGGGCTTAAGGCCTCCGATTCGGATGGCGTTCCAGGGATTGCGTCAAAGTCTCTAGGAGATTTTTCGGTCAGTTTCAGCGGGGAGGGCGGATCCGCGGGGGATGGAGTCATGGGAGCAAGCGCGGCGCGCTTTCTGTTGATGTCTGAAAAGGATATACTCGATAAATACCGGGTTAAGGGTCCCTGAGATGACAGTATTTGAATCGCTCTTAAATCATGATTTTAGCGTTTTAGGGATGCGTAGATCTTCGGACGGCGCGGGGGGATTCCCGATTGAATATTACGTTAAGGGCACGATTCGCGGGCGGTTGCGTCCCGCCAATAGTCGAGAGCGTGAAACCGCTATGAGGGAGGAGCGGTTTATAACTCACGTGTTTTATTGTTTAGCCGATGAGGATATTAACCGGGGCGATAGGTTGACTCCGGGCGTGGTTTCGGTGGATGGTTTTCATATCGTATCATCTGACATATTAGTTGAGGTTGACGGAATCCGGGAACCGTCAACGGCGGGCGCTCATTGGGAGATTGATTGTATTGAGCGGCAATTTTCGGAATCGGAGTATAGCGATTAATGCAGGGCGCGCGGTTAGACTGGAATCCCAAAGCGTTTAAAAAAGCGCTTTTGAATAATCTCCTCTCTGAAATGGAGATAGTAGGCGCTTTTGTGGAATCGGATGCCAGGAGGCGACTCCATGATATAGCGGATCCGGCTTGGGGGCGCGCATATCGTGAGCAGGTTGTATCCCGTTTATTGACAAATATTGTCAAGGTGGGCAAGAATGAGGTTATCGCTACAGTGGGCGTTAAAAAATCTCCAAGTGGGAGTCATCATGGTTTTTATATTGAGATGGGATCCTCTACGGCTCCGGCTCACCCATTTTTGAGGCCTGCGGTATTCCAGAATGGGCCTCAAATTATCGCGCTTTTGGAGGGCCGTTAATGTCGATTTTGAGCGCTCCAATCTATAATATTTTGATCGCGGATAGCACGTTAACTGATTTGCTCTCCTTATATCAAGGGGAGATCCCCGCGATCTTCACCACAGATCCGACTCCGGGGGATGCTGTTCTCCCGTATATTGTGATTCCGGATGCTTTCGCGCAAGTTCCAGCGGATTCTAAAACTTGCCGCGGGAGGGAAATTAACCAGGATATCCGCTGCTATACTGCCCAAACGGGAGCGGAGTCCCTGGTTGATGAAATTGCGGAGCGGGTCCGGTATTTGCTGCACAGGGAGTCGTTAACGGTGTCTGGTTTTACCTGGGTGTTATCCGATATCACCGGGCCAATTGCGGCAAATGAGGCGGATACTTACGGGCGAGTCTTATCGCTGCGTTGTATGGTTTATGAGGTTTGAGGCTCGATATCATAGATAAAAACGGCTATATAACCTGGTTAGAAAATTAAAATCTATCTAATGATAGAATTAAATTAACAAGTCAATCGGAGGTAGAAAAATGAACGGATCAGATTTTTTAGTTTTGGTCAACACAGGGACTCCTGAGGTCCCGGCTTATGAGGTGGCAGGATGCCAGAGAGACGCAACGGTCGAGGAGTCCTCAGATACGATAGACGTATCATGTAAAGACTCCCGCGCGCAAAGGGTTTTAGCGGGGCGTTATTCCTCGACCGTGAGTTTTGATCATTTGTATGTACCTACAAATGACGGTTATTTAGCTCTCCGGGCCGCGAATCGGGATGGCGAATTGATTTTAATTGCTCGGGAGTGGGGCGGGGCGGTCCAGGAGATTGCAGACGCGAAAGTCGACTCGATCTCTGAGAGTTTCCCGGATCAGGGGGAGTCGGTGGTTTCCATTTCTTTAACCATTGACGGATTCTGGGAGGAGGTAGGGAGCTAATGGATTATAGACTCGGGACGGGTGTCATTAATCATAACGGCGGAGAGATCCTGGTATTGTACTCAAACCGCGCAATCGCGGAGGCCGAGTCAATGATGGGGAAGGGAATCATAGGCGTTTTAAACGGGTTTGAGAATGGCCAAAGCGGAGTTAAAGAGGTGGCCGTTCTGTTTTCCGCTGGCATGGATGCGGCGCGGCGCTATTATCGACTCGGCGGGAAGCGGGCCAGTTTGCAGGATGCTTATGATTTAATGGATCAGATCGGTTTTACCGTAGTGGCCGCGGAGGTATTCCAGGCCGTTTCTGAGGTTATCGCTCATAGTGGAGATGATAACCAGGATGAAACCGAAGACTCCGAATCGGAAAAAAACCAATAGAGGAGACTCCCTTTGATCTGGGGAGTCTCCTCCGGTTAGCGCTCCGCTCCGGGGTCAAGGTCGCTGATTTTTGGGATATGACTCCGTTTGAGACGTTTTTAACGATTGAGGCGGAGATCTGGAGAGATGAGCGCGCGCAAAAGCTCGCGCTTAAGCAAGCGTGGCAAATGGCGCTTTTATCCAGGGTTAAGCGAATCCCTCCGCTAAAATCGCTCCTCATGGAGCGCAAAGCGCGGGCCTTATCCGGTCCCGAATTAGATCAGAGGCGCAAAGAGTTTAAACAGATGACAAGCGGATTAGATATTAACGCAATTAATCGCAAGCGGGCGGGGCGCAATGGCTGAGTCGGCGCTTGGGGAGGCCTATGTACCGATCAGGGCGACTCTAGATAAGCTAGACTCCGATCTGGACAAAGCGCGCGGGAAGGTTTCGGGCGCGCTTTCTAAGATCTCTAAGAGCGTTCAATCTGTCGGTAAAATTGCGCTCGCGGGAATCCTGGGAGGCATTGCGGCAATTGGGGCGGGTATTGTGGGCGTGGCGAATCAAGCGATCCCGGCCGCGAGTGATTTAAACGAGTCGCTTAATGCTACTTCGGTCGTATTTGGGGAAGCTGCGTATATTGTCCAGGATTTCGGCAAAAAAGCGGCGGATAGTGCGGGGCTCTCGGAGGCGGCGTTTAACCAATTGGGGGCGACCACGGGCGCAATGCTACAAAACTTCGGACTCGATGCGGTCGACGCGGCGGAGAATACGGTTTTATTAGGTCAACGGGCCGCGGATATGGCCTCGATTTTTAATACCGATGTTGACGAGGCTTTAACCGCAATTAACGCGGGCTTGCGCGGGGAAGCGGATCCCCTGGAGAGATTCGGGGTCAGTTTGAGCGCGGCCGCGGTCCAGGCAAAAGCAATGGAGTTAGGACTCCAGGATGCCAACGGGGAGTTATCCCAAAGCGCATTGACGCAAGCGCGACTCGCTCTCCTCTATGAACAAACGGACTCAATTGCGGGTGATTTTGTGAATACTTCGGGAGATCTGGCGAACGCGTCCCGGGTCCAGGCGGCGCGGTGGGAAAATTTCATGGCAAAAATCGGGAGTTTTGCGCTCCCAATTTTAAACGCGTTTCAGGGCCTGTTTTTAGATATTGGGGAGCGCGTTTTCCCGTTGGTCGAGTCGGCTATCGCTCCTGTGGCGGAGGTTATCCAGGGAATCGCGACGGCCTTCACCGGGTTTATAGGCGCGCTTTTAGATGGCACAGATCCATTAACCGCGCTCTCTGATATGGTCTATAATCTCGCGGTGTCTCTGGGCATGGGGAAAGTTGAGTCGGCGCTGCTATCTATGCAGTTTGGAGATTTACTCACAAAGATTCAGGAGATCGGCTCTAATATTTGGGAGATGATCTCCCCGGTTATAGAATCAATTACCAATTTTGTTAGCTGGAAGGATGTATTAATCGCTCTCGGGATTGCTATCGCCTCTGTGGTTTTACCTGTTATCGGGAGTCTCGTGGTTTCGATGCTGCCAATTATCGCCACAGTGGGCGCGCTCGTGGGCGCGGTGGCGTTGCTCCGCAATGCGTGGGAGTCAGATTGGGGCGGGATACGAACGAATTTAACCGCGTGGTGGGAGGAAACCGGGCGGCCTCTGTTGGATCTGCTCCGGGCGTGGCTAGAGGAAAAAATACCAATAGCGATAGAAACGTTAAAATCATTTTGGGTTAATACACTTCAACCAGCGATAGAAACGGTTTGGAATTGGTTGTCAACGGTTTTAATTCCGTTTCTGTCTGGGACGGTTTTCCCCTGGCTTAAAGATAAATTAACATCCGCATTAACGACTCTCTCTAATTTCTGGACAAATACGCTTAAACCTGCGATAGAAACGGTTTGGAGTTGGTTGTCAACGGTTTTAATTCCATTTTTGCGGGATACGCTTTTCCCCTGGCTCTCCGAAAAATTAACCGGGGCCATCACGACTCTTTCGGATTTTTGGGAGGGTACGTTAAAACCTGCGATAGAAACGGTTTGGAATTTCCTAAACGATGACATTATCCCGCTCTTTGAGTCCCTCTGGGATCTGCTAGAGGTAACGGGCGGGCTTGCGCTGGAAGCGCTCGCGGGCCTGTGGGAGAATACGCTTAAACCTGCGCTCGATTCCGTTTGGGATATCATAAAAACGGATTTGCTCCCAATATTTGAGTCGCTCTTTGGCTATATTGCGGATGAATTAGGGCCAAAAATCGAGTGGCTCTCAGATACGGTGATTGCGGGCGCGGTTACGGCGTTTACGGATATAAAAAACGCGATTCAATTTGTCATCGAAAAGGTTAAAGCGTTAATCGAAAAATTGCAGAATCTGGAATTGCCTCCCGTATTTACTCCCGGATCTCCGACTCCGTTTGAAATGGGCTTAAGGGGCATTAATAGCGCGCTTGAGGAGATGAATAAATTAATTGATAAAAACGCGGTTATGAGCGGAGGTTTGTCAATGGATATTAATCCGGCTCCTGCTATGGTTGGACTCGCGGATGATCAGGGCGGGCCTCCGGGAAGTTCTGTTAACTATAATGCGGAAACTACAATCTACACGAATCAAGATCCTCTCAGGGTTTTAAGGGCCTCGCGGCATTTGGACAAATTAGGAGCGGTTTAGCATGTGCGATTATCCCGGATTAACCGCGAATATAGCAGGGGAATCCTATGATCTTAACTCCGATGAAATACGGTTAATTGATTACGATTTAGATATAGCTGCGATCTCCAGACTCTCCCAGAGATATCCAGATCAGTTAGGGGATACGGATCTGGGTTATCGTATGGCTCCGCGCTATTCTGATTTCGCTTGGGCTCTAAACGGCGCGAGTCTGTCGGACTATTGGGAGATTAGAGCGCGTTTTCTGGGGATTTTTGTCCCGCGGGTAGATGATCCGATTCAGTTTGTATTTAATTTTGGCGATTTTCGGCGGGCGCTGGATGTTGTTTTAGATGGCGAGTTTTTATTTAGAGATCGAGTCGAGTCAGTGGAGCGCGTCTCGGGGGTGCTAAAATCCAGCGATCCGCGACTCTATGATCCCGATATTGTCACAGTTATTTTTGATTTAGAGGGAAGCAGCGGGGACTCTTCGGGTTGGCCGATTCCCTGGCCGATTCCCTGGCCAATTGGCACAAGTACACTCAGTTTAATAAAAACCATAACCTATGCGGGCGGGAGTCGGCTTGCGGCTCCTGAATATCCCGTAATTAGAGTTAAAGGGCCTATAACCGATCCGGTTATAGAAAATTTAACTACAGATGAAAAAATAGATTTATCCGCCAACGGCGGAATCGTTTTGGCGGACTCTTCGGAGTGGGTGGATATTGATCTCTCCAATTTTCCCCGGCGCGACTCTAAAACGATTCGGGATCAGGACGGGGAGTCGGTCGATCAGTATTTGTCAACGGACTCGGATCTGTCAACGTTTCATTTGGCTCCCGCGGGGGAGTTGCTATTTGATGGGTCTTACTGTACGGGAAATAACCTGATTGAGGTTAGCGGGGATGACGTAGACTCAGAGACTCAGGTATTATTTAATTATCATGATCGTTATTACGCGATCTGAGAGGAGTTTATAAAATGACAGAAAAATCTTGGCCGTGGTCTACAGTAGCTGGACTCGGGGATGGGTCCTCAGAGTTAGGGGAAGATGACGCGAGGTTGTTTTTAGCGACTCGTTTTTTGGTCCAGGATCCCACAGAGGAGGGAGTCTGTAAAGGGGTGCTAAACGAATTAGAGGTAACGGGCGCGGCCTCTCCGCTTGCGGTTGATACGGGATCAGCGGTTTGTTATGGTCTTTACATTAACGATGCCTCCGTTAACTTGACGGTAACGACTCCCTCTGTAGGGACTACGGGCGGGCGCGTGGTTTTGCAAACAAACTGGGCGGGCACAGGGGGCGCGGGCTTGGAAGCGCGGACTCGGCTCGCGGTGGTTTTAAATTCCGATGGTAACGCGGCGATTCCGGCGCTGACTCAATCTGCGGGGACTACCTGGGAGATTTCGCTTGCTACCTTTACCATCACGACGGGCGGCGTTATCACGTTAACGGATGATCGCGCTTATCGTAAAACTACCGCGGAGATCACCGCGGAGGAGATCCAGAATCGGACTCGGCGGTTTCTGGTTGCTCCGTTTCCCATAGATATTTCGACTCAATTATTAGCGCCAACCAGGGGTATAAATACTAATGCGGGCTCTACCGATTACGTTTACGGATGGTTTCAAGTTCCAGAAGATTATGAATCCGGATTAACGGTTAAGGCTGTTTTGCAAGGATCTACCGGAACATTTAACGTATATGGAAAAGTGGAGTATTTCGCGGGCGCGGCGGGAGAGGTCTATAATAATCATTCTAATTCCCCTGTCGCTTATGCGGTTGCCGCGGTGACAACAAATAGAGATGTATATTATGCGACAACATTAACCAATGTTACCGCGGGGGATTTCGTGGGCTTACAATTTGTAAGGGCGGGGGCCGATCCTTTAGATACGGCCTTTGCGGTTTATGTAACCGGGTTTGAGGTTACATATACGGCGGACTCCTAATGGCTTATGAGTTATTTTTAAAACTCTATGATCGCGCGGGGGATATCAAGCGCGCATATATCCCGCCAATCTGGGCGCGGTATTCAGATATAGTTAACGGGGCGGGTCCGGTCGTATTTGCGCTTAATGCGGACTCGGATTATGCGGCGAATATTGCGGAGTTTGATATAGTTGAGGTTTTTATTCGTAATAAGGATCTATTATTAATGGATTCTGACGGGGGATTCGTTTCGGCCTATGTCGGGATCGTGCGCGATTGGGATCTATCCACAGATGACAACGGCTTAAGCGCGCTAGAGTTTACCGCTCCGGGCGTTAATAGTATTCTCTCTTGGAGAGCGATTCTATATTATGCCAACGTATTAAACCGCTCGCGGTTTGATGATACTGCGGCGGAGTCGATTATGAAAGCGCTCGTTAAATATAATTGTACTTCTGACGCGTCAATCGTTAACGGTAGACAAAGGGAGGGGGATTTAGGTCCTGGAATGGGAGTCGATTTGTCGATTGCCGCGGATGGGGGCGCGGGAAACATTATATCTGCCACGTTTAAAGGATCTAATCTTCTTTCTGCGCTCCAAAAGATAGCGGAGCAAGGCGGGGGAGATTTTGCGCTCTCCTGGTTGGGCTCTAATGATTATCAGTTTGATTTTTATCCGGGCCAGTTAGGAACCGATAAGAGCAGCGGAGCGGGGCGCGTTTTATTTGCGTTATCTAATGCGACAATGGCGAATCCCCGACTCCGGCGATTTGGCGCGGGGGCTACAGTGGCCATAGCTGCGGGCCAGGGGCAAGAGGACGCGCGGGAGATCTCCTCCGCGTATGGTCCCGATTACGCGCTTGATTATGATTTAGAAATATTTGTCGATGCCAGAAATGAAAAAACGGACGCGGGCCGCGTTTATCGGGGCGGGCTCAAATTAGATGAGCAGCGGATCAAGGAGGAGTTAACGTTTTCTGTGGCTCAAACGGGGAATCAGTTTTACAGTCCGATTGATATCACCGGGCGCAAAACTTATAAACCTGGCGATCTGGCTTTAACCGTATATGGAACGGAGGAGATCCGTAAAATAACGGGGATTGATGTTTTCTGGCGTTATCCTGGCACAGAGGACGCGTTTCTGGTAGATGTTACGACTCGGGAGGTTGTTTTCTATGGTTCTTAGGGATCTTGATGATTTATTGGGCAAAACAACGGATGAATTAAAATCCTGCAAAAATCGACTCGATGATCTGGAGAAAGTGGAGAATATATCCGGGGATGTAATAACGGATATTGAGGGCGATATCACGACAATTGAGGGTGATATCACGACAATTGAGGGTGATATCACGACAATTGAGGGTGATATCACGACAATTGAGGGCGATATCACGACATTGCAAAACGATGTTAACGCGCTGGAAACCAGTTTTAATAATGGCGCATACCAGGGCATTATCAGCGCGTTGCAATTTCTCCCGGCGCTCCGCGGGCTCTGGGCCTGTAGTTTAGACGAGTCCGGGGATGTTTACGATTTTTCCGAGCAAGGGCGCAAGTTAACGAATCCGGGGCCTGCGCTCGCGGGGCTTGATGATCGCTGGCCATATTTACAATTTGATGGTTCAAATGATTATTTATACCGGGGGGATGAGGCGGGGTTAGATATTTCGGGCGCGGAGTCTTTTGTAGAATCAGCGTACCATGGATTAACCGCGGGCGGCG